GTTTGGGGTTGTGATTATAGAGTTCCTATGCAGGCGGGCCTTCTTGATAAGAACTATGTTAAAGAAATGAAAATGAGTTCGACTTATAAAGAAGAGACATTTGCGCGCGAATATATGGGTCTTTGGACAGGTGGCGGCGCAGATAGTTGGTTCGATTATGATAAGATGACGAATTATAGAAAATTAATAAATCCGGAGTCGCATCAAAATATTAGAGACGGCGGCAAAGAATTTTACATAATAAGTGTAGATGTAGGAAGATTAGGCTGCCAAACGGTAGTTTGCGTCTTTAAGGTCTTTCCACAAGACTCTATTTTCAAATGCAATTTGGTTAATCTTTATGTTATTGGGCGCACAGAGGAAACAAAGTCCTTTCCCGCGCAAACATTAGAATTAAAACGAATTGTAGATGCGTTTCAACCTAAAGAAGTAGTAGTTGACGCCAACGGTTTAGGCATTGGATTCTTAGATTTCTTGGCGCAACAAACTATTGATCCTTTATATGGAAAGACTTACCCAGGTTACGCAACAATTAATCTTGATTCTCACTCAAGAAAAATGTTCCCTGGTAACGTCCCTCTCATTTATGGCATCAAAGCAAATGCTACTCTTCAACCTAAAATCGACAGTAATTGTTATGCGAAAATCTTCAGCGGGCAGGTCAAGTTCCTTGTTCCTGAACAGCAAATCAAAACTCGTCTTATGCAGTCAAAAACTGGTCAAAAGATGAAGATTGAGAAGAGAGTTGCGCGCCTAATACCTCATGAAATGACGACAAGATTATTTGAGGAAATGGCGAATTTACGTCTTAAAGGTGTTGGAACGGATATTAAATTAGAGCAAATTAATTCTAATATTCTTAAGGATAAATTTTCCGCTTTTGAATATGGATTATGGCGCATAAAAGAATTAGAAGAAGAATATTATAAGAAAATTCGTTCCAAAGTGGGTTCACGACAATTATTCTTCTTTAATTAAAGAGGTGAAATAAGTGGATCAAGAAAAAGATAAAACACAAGAACCAATTAATCGTTTTACAGAATTTGCGAAAAAAGCAGAACCCTATATTTCTACTTCTGAAAAAACTTATTCCGACCGATTAGGAAATTTATTTGGTAATAGAGATACAACTGATTCTATTCATATGTATACAAAAGAAGAAGCAGAGGAGATTATACTAGATGGAAGTCCTGATGATTTACAATCATTATCTCGTTCTTTCTATTATGCTAATGGATTTTATCGTAGACTTTTAGTTTATTATGCAACGATTCTTTACTACACTCCTCTTCTTATTCCTCATATGAATAAGAATAAAGGAAAAATTACTGAAAAACGGAATGAGCAGAAATATTTTGAAGCTCTTGAGTTTATTAGTTCTTTGAATTTTGAACAGTTATGCCGCCACTTTTCACTTAAAGTCTTAACAGACGGAGCCTACTTCGGGTTTTTGAGAAAAGCTGGGGATAAGTATTGTGTACAAGATTTACCTTATAAAAAGTGCAGAAGTAGATGGAAGAGTTTTGATGGAGTGCCGGTTGTTGAACTTGATTTAACTTGGTTTGATAGTATGGCAGATGATGTTAGAAAAGTTACTCTAAAGACTTTTCCAGATGAAGTTCAGAAAGCGTATAAAGCGTATAAGAAGAATAAAACTTCTGTTTGGGTAAAATTACCTACTAATAGTGGTTTATATTTTACTTTATATGATAATAGACCTTTCTTCTCAACTGTTATTCCCGCGGTCATTAATTTCAATGATTATATTAATCTTGAAAAGACTAAAGACCAACAAGAACTTCGTTCTGTAATCGCGCAAGAAATTGAGCATACTGCAAATGGTGACCTCATTCTTGAACCTCCTGAGGCTCAAGCCCTTCATGAAGGACTTAAGAAAATTGCTCAAGGAAACGATAATCTTGACGCAATTACCACTTATGGTAAAATTAAACTCATGAGAGTCCAAGAAGATGATGCGGCCGTTAAGAATAACTTGGAAAAGATAGAAAAAGTATTCTATTCTGAGTCTGGTGTTAGTAAGCAATTATTTTCTGCAGATACTAATACTTCTCTTGAACGCTCAATTCAAAACGATATTTGTTTGATGATGATGTTGGCTAATGAGTACTCCATTTGGTTGAAAGGAGTTGTAAATTCTTTATTTGGAGATAAGAGAATTTCTTTTGGAGTGGAGATTCTTCCTGTTGGTCAATATAATGAGAAAGAGTATTTATCTCAAACTCTTAATTGCGCGCAGTACGGCTACTCCTTCATGATTCCTAGTTTGGCTATGGGTCTTGAACAAGGTCAGTTACTCGACATTAAGAGGCTTGAAATTGATTTACTTGATATGCAAAGCATACTTGTTCCTCTTCGTTCTTCACATACAGAGAGCGGTAATCAAGGCGATGCTGCAAAAGCTGCTGAAAAGACTGAAGAAGAAATCAAACAAGCAGAAAGTGAAGGCGCTTCGAAAGAAGAATCTGAACAATCTGAAAAAACTATTCAAAATAAAAATTCATCAGGAGAGGATGTATAATGGGAGAAAAAGAAATTAACAACAGAATCACATTTTCAGTCTCTCCTGTTGGAGAGGTTGAAAAAATTAATCCAACTTTATCTAAGGCGAGGATAAGAATTTTTTATACTGGTCTGAACAGAAATCTCACTTTTATATCAGAGGAGTTTGCTGACAAACTTCTTGCAACTCTTCCCTATACTCCAGTCGGTGGTATTTGGGATGAGGATGAAGGAGACTTCTCCGACCATGGTGCGGCCCGCAACAAATTTGTGGCATATGGTGTCGTTCCTCAAAATCCAAATGTTGCTTATGAAGAGCATTTAGATAAAGATGGTCAATTAAGAAGATATGCCTGCTGCGATGTGTTTTTATGGACGGCTCGTTATGAGCAAGCCCGCGCAATGCCAGGCAAAGCGCAATCAATGGAATTATATTTAGATTCTGTTAAAGGTGAATGGAAACGCGACGGTGCGCTCGAATACTTCGAATTCACTGATGGTTGTTTCTTTGGTTTAACTGCATTAGGAAAAGGCGTAGAACCTTGTTTTGAGGGTGCGGCAATCTACAATTTGGACGATGCAAATAAACTTTTAATGGAACTAAAAAATTATAATTTCTCTGCAACAAATGAACTTATAGGAGGCACGAAATCAATGGACAATGAAAAAGTGCTTGACGGCTCTGTTGAAGAGGGAACAGAAAATCCAGAAGTAACTCCTGATGTTGAAGACGAAAACAATGAAGGTCAAGAGCCTATTGTTGAGAATGAACTTGAAGGAGAGGCTGGAGACGAAGGAAACGACGGTGAAGGTGAAGACGGTAATGAAGGCGCGGAAGATCCCGAGGAGCCTGAAGAGCCTGCAGAACCTGAGGAACCTGCAGAACCTGAAAATCCTGATGAACCTGAGGAGCCTCAATCAAATGAGGATGAAGGAGTTGAAACAGTATCTCGTGAAGAGTACGAACTTCTACAGTCAAAAGTGACTGAATTAGAAAATGAAATCAGCACTTATAAGGCTCAAGTAGAGGAATTAACTTCTTACAAACAAAGCGTTGAGAAAAATGAGAAACTTGCCGCAATTGACAAGTATTCCGAAGTTCTCACAGACGAAGTAGTTGATACATTTAAGACTAATGTTGATAACTACACTTTAGAAACTTTACAGAGTGCTATTGCTGTTGAAGTTGTTAAAGCTAATGAAGATGTTCTTTTCAACCATAATGATGAAACAGTTCTTACTGACATCGGTGAAGAGGTTTCCTATTCTTCTGGCGCGGCAAAGTTAATGGCTAAGCATAGTAAAAAAAATTAACGGAGGTTAGATAAAATGGCAGTTTTATTTGGTGGTCAAGGATATGGCCAAATCGAGCCTAATCGTTGCTCTTTCCTTCATGATGGTAACATTGAGTCTCAGTGTAAGGCTAATGTAGATCTTGAGAATGGTTGGATTGTTAAAGTAGATAAAGTTGCTGGAACAGTTACAACTGCAGATGAATTGAAGGGTCTTGTTGGTCTTTGCTATACAGCTGAAAGAATTTATGAAAGAGCTACTGGTCTTAAAAATTTTTCTACAAAAGCAAATGAGTATCCTCGTGTAGGATATCTTAAAACTGGTGATGTTTACACAACAAATGCTGTAACATCTACAACTTATACTCAAATTGGATCAATTGCTACAGCAATTACATCCACTCCTCTTTATGTAGGCGCTGATAATGTAATTACTGCAACTTCTGCAACTGATGGTGATTTTGTTCTTCAAATCGTTGAAGAAACAACAATGCCTGATGGTCAGCCTGCAGTTAAGATCCAAGTAATATAATAGGAGGGTGAAAATAATGGCAGATATTAAAGCAATTAAAGAATTAGCCCTCTATGCGGCTAAGAAGCAAGTTCCTGTTGAATTTGCTCAGGCTAATCCTAACGCAACTATTACAGACGTTAACGATAGCCTTCGCGCAGAGTTAAAAGCTCTTTGCGGTACATATCAACTTTACAGAAAGAATAAGAATGTTCTTTTTGAAATTATGGAAGAAACTATGGACGAAGTAGTTCCTGCTGAAGTTATTTCTGTTATCAGTCAATTTGCTGATGTTAGAAATTATCCTCATGGTGCAAAGCCTGAATTTAAAGTAAAGAAAGGTAAGCTTCGCGCAAGAAAGTTTGCTACAAGAGCTACTGCTAGTGGTGTTTATGAAGCTTTCCGTCTTGATACTGACATTCTTACAATTCCTACTTTCGCAATTGGCGATGCTGCTTATATTGACTTTGAAAGATTCCTTGCTGGTGAAGAAGATTGGGCAGACTATATGGAAGCTCTTATGGACGGTATTATCGCAGCAATTTGGAAAGAAGTTTATGGCGCAATTATTGCTGGTGCAAACAATGTAGTTGTTAGCGAAAATAGTTCAATTGGCGTTGGTACTTATGATAAAGATAAGCTTTTAAAGATTATTAGAAAAGTAGGTGCTTATGGCGCTCCTGTTATTGTAGCAACACAAGCCTTTGTTGATGACATGGGTCCTGATGCTATTGTAGCAGGTATTGCAAGCACAACAAATGCAATTTATGCTCCTGATGACATCGATGCAATTCATCGTTATGGTCATGTAGTTATGTTCCGTGGAACTCCTATTGTTGTTCTTCCTGTTTCTTTCACAGATGTTGATAATAAAACAGAAATCTTCGATGGTAAACGTGCATTTGTTCTTCCTTCAAACGGAGAAAAAGTTGTTAAAGTTATCATGGAAGGCGGAATGATTGTTAAGGATTGGGAAAATAGAGATAATTCTATGGAAATTCAAGCTTATACAAAAATTGGCGCTGCTGTTCTTACTGGTAATAACTGGGGTTATTATTCACTTGAAGCAGAATAATTAATAAAATTTTGATGCGCGTGGGCGAGTCATCCTCGCCCGCGCAATTTGAGTAAAAGGAGGATTTTACAATGTCACAAAAAATTAAACTCGTAAGTAGAATGAACAGAAATATTCACCTTCATCTTCCTGAGTATCACTATACTCGTGATTTTGATTATGAAGGTCAAACTCACCTTATTGATAAGGATATTCTTGATCAGGCTATTTACAATCCTAGTGTTATGGCCGCTTTTCAAAATGGCCTTTTATTTATTGATGATGAAGATGCAAGAATTGAGTATGGTTTAGAAGTAAAAGATGAAGATGGACAAATCGAATATGAACCAATTTCTTTTTCTTCTGAAGAAATTTATGAAAAATTAACCACACTTTCTCTTGCTGAATTAAAGAAGATTGTTGAAGATTTACCTAGAATTCAACAGGATAGATTTGTTGATATTGCCATTGAAAAAGGTTACATGGATTATGCCAAAAATGCTTATTTTAGAAGACTTACTGGCAGAGACATCATTAAAACCATTGAAATGACAAAAGACGAGCCTGAAGAAGAAGAAGAATAATTTAACGGAGGTGCTTAAATGTCAACTCCATATCAAGATGTATACGATGCATTTTTGAGTAAAATTACTGCGGACGATTGGGCGGAAGGCTATGATCCAAATGCAGCAGATGCAGATGCGGTTGCGGCCGCATTATATGCCTCAGCTCAAGAAGATTGGAGAAAAATACTTGAAAATGCTTTACCATATTTTAAATTCCCAGCACATAGTATGAAAAGAGGAGACGAAGGATTTGAAGAAACTCTTTCTTCTGAAGAAATTGCCATCATATCAGAGTATATGAAGATAGAATGGCTTAATCGTACTATTGCGACTTGGGAAAATGTTAAAGTCATGTATGATGAAAGAGATTGGTCGCCCGCCAATTTACTCAAACAATTCATTTCTCTCCTTAAAGAAAGTAAAGAAAAAGCTGAAGATTTAGAAAGAATTTATTACCGTTCTGTTACAAATGAGGACGGTTATCGCAAACCTTTTGCGTATTCTAATCTAGCAGGTAAATAATGATAGTTAGTGAAGGATATAAAAATAAGTTAAAAAACAAATACTTTGGCTTACTTCGAGAGAGAGAAAAGAATGGAGAATGGGAAAAATTTCTTGATACAATTCTTATAGAATTAATGGGTTTTAATGATAATAATAAAACCATTAATTATGAGAGATTAATCAATAAAACCCAGTCTTTAAGATATTTGCGATATGAGTATTTCCGAAAAACTGTTTTTGAGTGTATGAATCTCATAACGGGATTAGATGATTAATGAGTTATTTTGAAGACGTATATCTTCCAAGGATTAATCGTTTTGGAGATACTCTCCAGGATCGCATTCAGGGAAAAAGAGAACATGACTTTATCGTAATGATGAATAAATCACCAAATAAAGTTGAGGTACGTGAAGTAAATCCCTGGGCAGGAGATACTAGTCTTTATAGTGGCGTGCTTCAAACAAAAGAATATGACGAAGACGAAATTCAAAATTATCTTCTTGTTCCTTGTGACCGAAAGGTTCCTATGGGATATTTACTTTATTTTACAGATGTAAGAAGAGATGTTGAAAGAGAAAAACCTTTCATGGCTTTTGCTGAGGATCCCTATACTACGGCAGGATATAATAGATATACTGTTGTGGAATTAGAAGAAACTTTAAATTGGATTGTCGATGGCATACCCTATTCTTCTCCTGTTCATGCGACAGGAGGCGGCAGTGGCGCCAGAGATAAGAATATTAATTTGAAATTTCGTGTTCAATTTTCTGAGGCAGGAGTTTATCTTCCTAACAAGAGATACTCTTTGATTATGCCTTATAATGAGCATATTAAGAAGAATTATCGTGTTACTTTAGGTGGAGAAACTTGGAGAGTTACAGGTTTTGATAAAATAAGTGTTTCTGGAGTAATGTATTTAACACTTGAAGAGACATTACAAGATATTAATGATGATATGCCTGTAGTAAATACAGAAGAATATAATAATTGGTCTTTTGTTTTTGAAGATGGAAAAGTTACCGTTAATGCTGCGCATGAATTTTATGGTCATCGTATTTTAGCTTATTATAAACAAGAATTAAGAAATGATGTTGTTTTAGAAATAAGTTATGATAATACTTTTATTAAAGTAGTTGGTAATTTAAAGAATTATACTCCAGATCAAGAAATTAGAATAAGCAGAAATCCCGTACCTAATCAACCTGATCATGTTGATTTAAAAATTAGAATCAAGGGAGCGCAATCTCCTTTTGAATATAAGCTTCCTGTTTATATTGTAGGAGGAACGGGAAATATTAAAGACTACGGTATTATTGGCCCTGCGAATATTTTTATGGGAGATATAGTAGATTATGCCGTTAAATATGACGATATTTTACATCCACCCACAATTCTTAGTGCGGCCGCGACTACAACAAATATTTCTATTTTAGGTATTGATCATGAAACGAATATTATTACTGTTAAAGGACTTGAAATTGGTACAACTGTTTTAAGTGTGGAATCTACTGTTGGGTCAATGCAGTATCCGATAGAAGTATTAAGTCTTTGGCTAGGAGGAAAAGATAATGTCAGTACGTAATTCTTCTGAATTAGGAATTAATTTAGTTAAAATTGCTACAAAATTGACTTCTAATCAACGACTACTAAGACTTTTGGAATATACTTCTAATTCTCCTTTTGCTCAAGTTATAAAAAAAGGAGCTGAAGACATATCTCAACCAGACATAAGTGCTTCTAAAGCTTTACATGAGAGAATTCGAGTTGTTCCTTTAGTAAATGAGAAAGAGGATTCAACTAAAAGTACCTTAGTGCTTATTTATGGCGCGGGAAAGGTACAAGATAACGCTGAATTTAAGGCATTGTCTTTTGATGTTTTAGTATATGTTCCTTTATCAGAATGGAGATTAAATGATATTAATCTTAGACCATTTTTAATTATGTCAGAAATTGAAAAAGAGTTAAAAGGAAAAAGGATAGAAAGTCTTGGACCAATTATTTATCAAGGTTTTGATCTTGAACTTGTAACCGATATAATGAGTTGTTACAGAATGGAGTTTACAATAGATGTTTTCGATTAATGAAGCGCAATTATTTTGCGGAATACCCTTTTTTTTCCAAGAACTTTTTTATATTTATCCTTTAACTTTACGAGAGGTCATTGATTTAGATGTTAAATATGAACAATACTTATCTATTTTAACCATTGATAAAAAAGACATTGAAAAAAGATTAAAAGAGCAAGGTGCTGAAGAAGAAATTAATTATTCTATTTTTGAATATTTACTTCTATCTGCGGCGTTTAATGATAACTTTTTTTTAGAGTTACAACAAGCTTTATTTACTTTTATTAAGGAAAAGATTTCTATTTCAATTGAAACTAAGCAAATTTTTATTGGAGATTTAAGTGAGAAAAGGATTTTAAGTGAAGAGAACTTTTCTGATTTTCAATATGTATTAAGAATACAGAATATGTTGCCTGTTCCAGAACCTATTCCTGAACATGAAACTCCAATGCAAAGAAAATTTAGATTGCGTCGAGAGCAAGTTAAAGAAGCAAAACAACGAATGGCTAAAAAAAATGGAGAAATTGTTAGTTTAAAAGATTCTATTTCTTCCTTAATTTGTTTAAATATAGGAGTTACCTATGAAAATTTTGGAAAATTATCAATCTACGCTTTTAAAGAATTGCTTAATCGCGCGCAAAAGAAATATAAATATGATTTGGATTTACGACTCATTGCCGCGGGTGCAGATCCAAAGAAAATAAAACCAAAAGATTGGTTTGGAAAATTAGATAATTAAGGAGGTTTACTAAATGGCTGATATACTTCAAAGATATGGTATTAAAGAAGTTGCTGATGTAACTTTCTATCATATTAATAAGACAACAAATGAGCCTGATTATCCTGTTCTTGTACTTGACAGCTTAAAAGTAACTTCTATTGAGCAAACTGCTGAAACCGCGGAAGCCCGTGGTGGTAGAGGTAATGCTAAGTTAATTGTTTGGGACTTTGGTAAAGAGATTAATGTTAATATTGAAGATGCTTTATTCTCACCCAAATCTCTTGCTATTATGTTCTCTGACGGAAAAGTTAGAGGCCAAGGCTCTACAACTTCTACTGAATATGGAGTTATTAAAAAGACTGCAAGAGCAGTTGCTACTTCAGATGCTACATTCCCTGAGATTAAGATTGATGGAACAGTAGTTTCTGCTGCAGAAGTTCATCATACTAAAGTTAGTTCAGATGGTACTACAACAGTAACTACAGGTATTGGTTTTTATAAAAATGGTGGTAATATTGAAATCGAAGAATCTGAAGTTAGAAAGGGCGATGTTTTATTTGCAGACTGGTTCCATCCTGTAGCATCTAAAGCTATCATCACTATTACTCCTGACTCATTCCCTGGTACATATTATGTTACAGGAGATACAATGATTCGTTCAGAAAGAACTGGTGAAGACGAATATTTCCAATTTATTATTCCTAAAGCAAAAATGCAAGCAGAACAAACTATTCAAATGCAAGCTGAAGGAGATCCTTCCACATTTAATATGAGTTTACAAGTTCTGCGTCCTGAGAATGGTGAGATGGTTAAATTCGTTAAATATGAATTTGCTGATCTTCCTGCAGAAACAGAAACAGACACATATAATTATATAACAGATTTTGATCTTACAACTACAGAGACTATTGAGGCAGCAACATCGACTCAAGATGGATGGAAATCTAAAACAAATAATGGCTAATAAAAAACCTATAAGAAGGGAGAGAGAAATCTCTCCCTATTTCCCTAAAAGGAGGAATTTTAATGAGTGACTTTGGAATCAAAGAATTATACTCGGTCACTTTAAAACCTACATTAGATATGGAGATAAATGGAAGACATTATTTAGAAAATGAGCCTCTTATAGATTTTGATAAAATTCAAATTGCTTTTTTGAATGAGAATAAGAGACGTGTGTCTGCTCGTGGCGGCATTAATAATCAAACTCTTATTACTTGGGAGAATACCCCATCTATAAGTATTGAATTTTCAGAAGGAATAATGTCTGAGGTAGGATTAAGTTTACTTTCTAATTCTCGCTTGTTTACAAAAC